CCTCCGACCGTGAGGTTGTCGGGCAGGGCGGTGATCGCCGTGCCCCTCAGATCGAGGGAGCCTCCGACCGTGAGGTTGTCGGGCAGGGCGGTGATCGCCGTGCCCCTCAGATCGAGGGAGCCTCCGACCGTGAGGTTGTCGGGCAGGGCGGTGATCGCCGTGCCCCTCAGATAGAGGGAGCCAGTCACGTTCATTCCGGCCGGCGCCTTGCCGGCCTTGATCAAGCGTTCGGCCTTCGCGGCCGTGTAACTGGTTTCGGGGGTCTCGGTGGACACGATGGTTCTCCGCGTGCCGTCTTGCGTACCGCCCCATGCGGCAGATCAGGCATGCGGAAACTGCACATATGCAGCGACGCGGTCAAGCACTAAATGCAAGTATGCAGGTTTAGCCGCAGGAAAGATTTTCCTATGCAACGACCGTGACTCAGAACAAAATGAGAACATGGAGCCGGTTAGCAGAGTCGCGAGTCGCACGGAGCTCGAATCGCCAGAGTGCGAGCGCGGCTGTTGGCCGTGCTACCTGGACTGCGCTTTATGCCGTGTGGCTATTGCTGCGTCAGAGCGCGAAATCGAGTTACTGCTGCGCGAGAGGCCACCCCAAGGGCCAAATCTTCGCCATTGGCGATCTGCTCTGCGAGCAGCGCAAGACCACTCTCAAGAGCTGCGGCGACGACTCGCAGCGATTCAGCCGTCTGCCGGCCACGAGGGGCGAGGGGTAGAACTGCGGCCAGCAATGTTGAAAGCGACTCGGCACTAGGGACAGCCGGTGGCTGAGGCGCGGCGGGCGTCGTGGCTTGGTCTGTCTCGAGGAAATCGAGGACGGACGGCACGCCGGCGGCGCGCGCCAGGGCATGTAGCGTCTTGGTACCGGTGACCGATGCATAGTCCGGATCCACCGCGCGGGTGATTGTCGTCGGGGCCATACCGGTCCCGGTCGCCTTGGCCCAATCAGCTGCGGTCCAGTTGTTGCGCTGGAGCGTCCGCTTGATCCAATCGGCGATTATCTGCTGTTCTGGCTGCACGCATGCACGTTACCTTCGCTGGTGCAGCAACAGAAGCTGCATATAAGCCGTTGCACTACTGCACATGTGCAGCTATGACAACCTCATGATTGACCCGCTCGACATCCGCACGCTGCTCCCCGCAAGGGAAGCGGTCGGTCTTTCCAGAGCCGAACTGGCGAAGCGCGCGGGCGTCAACGAAACCACCATTCTCCGCATCGAGAACGGCGCATGCGATCCTCGCACCGACGGGACCTGGGCGAAGCTGGTGCGCGAGGTAACCGCGGCGGGCAAAGCGCCGCGCCAGGCGAGCGCGGCATGAGCCGCTGTATCGCCTGTCATAGTGATCCAGCCTCGGCGGAGGCGCGGTTCTGCACCTTGCCGGGCTGTCCGACGTCCTCCCCAGATCCGGGGTTCGACCGCGCCGGCGGTCCTGAAATGGCTGATCTGCGCACCAATAGCCCGGGCCTGGCTCGGGGGGTGCGTCAACGCGGAGGGGAGGCGGGCGAGGCCGTTCATTTGGCCGCGAAGATCAGCAACGGCGCAACCTTTCTACCGGGCACGAGGGAACCAGCAACCGCCTGACGGCGGAGGAGTGAAACGACATGAACGCCATGACAGGCGTCGAAGCGGTGGGAGCCGTTTCGGCGGACGATATAGGCTTGTCCATCGACGGGCCGCGCAAGGGATACGGGCACGGCGGCGTGCTGCGTCGCTTCGAGAGCATCGAAGCGAAGGGAAGCCGCTTCGTCATGGCCGATACGCACCCCGCGTTGGTCCAGGGTCGCACCATCTTCCCGAGCCGAGTTTTCCCGGCCGCTACCGTTCCGCGTCTGCTGATCGACGGCCACAACAGCCGCAAGATCGGGCGGCGGGTCATGAAGGGGCGGCTTAAGGGCGCGCCGATCTTCACCCTGACCCTTGAAGAGCGCGCGACCTGTCCGCGCAGCTGCACCGAATGGCGCTCCTGCTACGGCAACAACATGCAGTTCGCGCGGCGTGCCGCGGCGGGCCCGGCGCTAGAGCACAGGCTCTGGCGCGAGCTCGCTGACAAGCAGGCCGCGCATCCCGGTGGGTTCCTGGTCCGGCTTCACGTCCTGGGCGATTTCTATTCGGTCGATTACGCGGAACTATGGGCCGACGCGCTCGAAGAGTTCCCGGCCCTGAACATCTTCGGATACACGGCGCGGGGGCACGATAGCGCCATCGGCGCGGTGATCCGCGGCGTGCTCGGGCTGCATCCCGACAGGTTCCACATCAGGTTCAGCGGGCTCGACGCCCCGTCCGACGGTTCGGTCGTGATCGAACGCGGCACCGCTACGCCGCATGTGATCTGCCCGGCCCAGACCGGCGGGACCGACTGCTGCGCCACCTGCGCGCTGTGCTGGCACAGCGACCGCACCATTGCCTTTTGGAGGCACTGATGGAGCGGACCTGCTCAGACTGTCCCGCGTCGATAACCGTCCAGTCGAAGACGGGTCGCTGCCGGCGCTGCGCGACGCTGCGGAGCAATGCCGATCCCGCGATGATCGCACGGCGGGTCGAAGGCAATCGGCTGCGCAGGGACACGGATCCCGCCTCCCGCGAGCGCCACGCGCAAGGCTGTCGCGACGCAGCGGTGCGGCGGATGCAAGATCCGGTTGTTGCCGAGCGAATGCGCTTGAACGGTGTAGAGTTCGGTCGCTGGAATTTCTGGCGCGTGCAGACTCCGGCGGCGCGGGAAAAGGCGAAAGCCGGCTTGCGCCGGGCTCATCTGGCCTGGTGCCCCGAGGAATTCTGGGCGCTGAACCGCAAGCTGAAGCGCAACGGATATCGGCTGCCGAATCGCAAGCGGATCATCCTCGAGCAGGTGCCGGGGTCGCCGCACTACAAAGATCTGAAAGTCGCCAACCGTCTCGAACGCGATCGCCAGCGGCGCGAGCGCGAGAAAGCGCAGGCGTACTGATGCCCCCCCAAACGGCGCGGTGGCGCTGCCCCATCAATCCCAACCGCGACTGCGTCCCAGCCGCCGGCGCCCGCAAGGATTTCTGCGCGCGCGTGGCGTCGGGTCGGTGTCGCTTGCCAGTGAAGGAAGATCGTAATGGCTGACGTGATCGCGGCGGACCAGCTGCGCCTGTTGATCGAGCGTATCGAACGGCTCGAGGAAGAGAAGAAGGGGATCAGCGAGGACATCAAGGATGTCTATGCCGAGTGCAAATCGACCGGCTTCGATACGAAGACGATCCGCACGATCGTGAAGCTGCGGAAGATGGAGAAGCATCACCGCGACGAGGCGGCAATGCTGCTCCAGACCTATGCCGCCGCGCTCGGCCTGCAGCTGACGTTCGGCCTCTAGAGATGGCTGACGAACCGATCAAAGCGCAGCGCAGCGAAACCTATGAGGAAACGCGCGGCACGGCTCACTCCATTGGTGAGGTCCTGATCGAGACGCCGAACGGTGACCGCATCAAAGCGATCGACGCGCCTGGCTATTCGACCCTCTCGCTGACCTATCCCGAGGGCGCGGGCGAGAACCGCATCGGGTTGCTCCTCTACGACAAGGCGCGCGAGGGCGAAGAGACTGGCACTGGCATGATCTGCCAGATGACCGGCGACGAGGCGCGCACCATTGCCGGGTCACTGATGCAGCTCGCGGCGGCTCTCGATCCGAGGAAGCCGCATTGAGCGCTCCCACGATCATCGTCGCCGGGCAGGGCCGGTGCGGCACATCGCTCGTGATGCAGATGCTCTCGGTGGCTGGCGTCCCGACCGTGGGCACATGGCCGGACTTCGAGGATACCGGCGTCGCGGCGTCGCTTGCGCATGATCCGGCCCGGTGGGCCGCTGCGAGCCAAGGCCACCGGTGGGCGGCGACTATCGGGCCATCTGGCTATCGCGCGATTTCGAGCAGCAGGCCCGGAGCGTGCTCAAGCTGGTCGGGGCGAGCACGTCACGGCGGAGCAGACGCGCCATGGAGCGCAGCTTGCGCGCCGATGACGGGCCGGCGCAACGCGCGCTGCGCCAGGCGTGCACGGTCCCGGGCGCTGAGCCGCGCATCGTATCACTGACGTTCGAGCAAATCCTATGGGACCCGCGCACCGTCTCGCTCGCGCTGTGTGCCTTTCTCGCGCTCGATATTCCCGATGCTGGCGCGATCGATGCGATGGCGAATTGCGTCGTTCCTCGCACGCCTGAATGCCTGCCGGGCTTCCTTGAAGCCGAGTTGATCCTGTCCGGCCAGGCCGGCGCGGGAAAGCTGCACTGAGCCATGGCCCTGCTCGACCCTCCCTCCCACGACAAGCCGATGCGGTCGAACCCCGGGTTCTGCCCCGAGGAGGCGCGCGGCAAGCGCGTGTGGGCGCGCCTGGCGCACGGCGGGATCGGCGCGGCCGACAATCGCTCCGACACCCCGCCTGGCTGGGCGGCGGACGGTCGCAACGGATGCCGGTGGGTCAAGGTCGGCGGCCCCTTCGACATCGAAGAATATGAGGTGATCGCTTGAGCGCTCTTACAGGATTTCTTGCGACCGGTCTCTTTCTCGACCTGTTCGCAGGCGGCGGTGGTGCCAGCGAAGGCATTGAACAGGCCATCAATCAACCTGTCGATATCGCCCTGAATCACTGCGAACCCGCTCTGGCGATCCACAAGGTGAACCATCCGGGCACGACGCATTACTGCCAAGACGTGCGCGCGTCCTGGCCCGCGGCGGTGACGCGGATGCAGCCCGTCGCCGGGATCTGGTTCTCTCCCGACTGCAAGGAATTCAGCAAGGCGAAGGGCGCGCCGGTCAAGGATCGCAGTATCCGCGCATTGGCCGACGAGGTGGTTGTGTGGCTGCGCGAATGCCAGCCTGTCGTGGCGTACCTCGAGAACGTCGAGGAAATGGAATATGCCGCGCCGCTCGACGCGGACAACAGGCCGATCAAGGGCCAAGAGGGGCGGCTCTTTAAGCGGTACGTGCGGCAATGGCGCGGTGCAGGGTACCGCGTCGAGTGGCGCGTTCTCCGGGCCTGCGACTATGGGACCCCGACCAGCCGTAAGCGCCTGTTCGTCATCATGCGGCGGGACGGGCTGCCGATCGTCTGGCCGAAGGCGACGCACGGCCATCCGGATTCGCCTGCGGTTCGCAGCGGCAAGCTGAAACCCTATCGAACCGCGGCGGAATGTATCGATTGGAGCAAGCCCTGCCCCTCGATCTTCGATCGGGACCGAGACCTAGTCGATGCCACCAATGTGCGGGTCGCAACGGGCGTGATCCGCCATGTCGTTGAGGCAGCGAAGAAGGGGAAGGCCTTCATTGTCCCGGTCACTCATCAGGGTGGGGTCCGCCTCCATAGCCTCGATGAGCCCGCGCGGACCATTACGGGCGCGCATCGCGGGGAGCTCGCGCTGTCCGAGGTCAAGCTCGCGCCGCACATCACCAAGTATCGCAAGGGCAGCGCAGGCTCCCCGATGGACAGGGAAATGCCGACGGTCACGGCCAACGGTGTCCCGGCTCGCCAGGCGGGCGCGATCCCATTGGGAATGGTCGGCGCGACGCTCGCGCCCTTCGTGACCTATGGCCAGCACGGCGGAGCCAATCGAGCGGCCGACGAGCCGCACCACACCATCGCCGCTTCGAAAAAAGATCAGAACTGTATCGCGGTCGCGCATCTCGAGAAGTTCAGCGAGAATAGCCGGGGCAGGCCTGCGGGCGATCCTTTGGACGCGGTGATGCCCGGCGCCGCACGGCACGCGGTGGTGCAAACCGAGGTCGCGTTCCTTGATCGCCAATTCGGTCGCTCCACCGGCGCCCGTGCCGATCTTCCCGCGCCCGTCACCACGGCCGGTGGCGGTGGTAAGACCGCGCAGGTCAGCGCGTTCCTGTCGACGTTCAACGGCAGCGACAAGCGAAATGGTGGCGGTGATCCTGTAGTCCCATTGAAGACGGTACGCGCCGGCGGCGGAAAAGGCGGCGGTCATCATGCAATTATCGCCGCTCACATGGAGCAAGCCAACACCGGGCGGGTCGGCCATCCCATGCCCAAGCCGATCAGCACCATCACCAGCGCGGGTTCGCATCAGCGGTTGGTCGAAACGACCATGATCGAAGAGGGGGCGTTGCCTCCCGAAATGATGGAGCGCGCGACGATGGTCGCGGCTTTCCTGGTCAAATATTACGGTGAAGGCGGGCAGAGTCAGGCAGTCGACCAGCCTATCGACGTGATCACCGGCAAGGCACGGTTCGCGGTGGTGACGGTCACCATAGACGCGGTCACCTATGTCATCGTCGATATCGGCCTGCGGATGCTCACGCCGCGCGAGCTCGCCCGGGCGCAGGGTTTCCCCGACAGCTACATCCTCGATCCGGAATGCTGGTACACCACGGAGCCTTCGAAGAAATATCCGAAGGGCAATCGCCGGTTCGGGCGCCTGCCCGTCTCGTACCAAATCAGCGCCATTGGGAACAGCGTGTGCCCCCCGGTGGCTCGGGCCCTGGTCGCTGCCAATCAACCCGGCATCGTCCCGATGAGTCTCGCCGCGTGACGGTGCGGATCCTGATAGGCGACGTGTTCGCGCAGCTTGCGCAGATCCCGGCGAACTCGGTGGACCTGGTCTTCACCTCGCCCCCCTATTGGGGCCTGCGGAATTACGACGTCGAGGGGCAAATCGGCTTAGAACCGACGCTCGGGGAGCACATAGAGGTGCTGATCCGGGTTTTCCGCGAGATACGGCGGGTGCTCAAGGCGCAGGGCACGTGCTGGATCAACTACGGCGACTGCTACGCGGCGGCGCCGAATGGGAAGTCGGCGGAGGCGTACAAGGCGGACGGGAGCGACGATCGCACGTTTCGCGACAAGCCTTTCTCCACTGTGGGGCCGATTTACGAAGAGCAGCCTGCGGGGCGCCAGGACGGGCGCCAGGACGGGCGCCGGGGCCGCTCGGGCAACCTCGGCAACGGGGGCATCAATGGGGTGAGCATCCCCACCGGGCGCATCGTCGCCGGCGGCTTCTTAAAGCCCAAAGACCTGTGCATGATCCCGAACCGGCTCGCGATCGCGCTGCAGGATGACGGCTGGTACGTCCGGTCAGAGATCATCTGGCACAAGCCCAATCCGATGCCGGAATCGGTCTATGACCGCCCAACGGTCGCGCATGAGAAGATCTGGCTGCTCTCGAAGAGCGAGGACTATTACTACAATCACGCGGCCATCCGCGAGCCGGTCACGGGCGGAACCCATGCGCGGCGCCCTGGCCCGAACAGTCGCCAGAATGTCGACCGTGTGCCGGTCTCGCGGAAGACAACCGGCGTCGGCTGGGGGCATCAGGACCGCGTAAACGCCAAGGAAGGCGATCGCGGGCGTGACCGGATCAAGGTGCCGGGCGGTTGGGACGTTGAGAAGCGCGCGCACGGCAAAATCAACCAAGCCGGCCGCACTGTTGGAAAGACGGTGGCGGCGCGCAATGGGATCAAGAACAACGCGAGCTTCAATGCGTCCCTGATCGACGAGCATCCGTTGGCGACCCGCAACGCACGCAACGTCTGGACAGTAGCGCCGAAGCCCTTCCGCGAGGCACATTTCGCGACGTTCCCGCCGGCGCTGGCGGAGCGCGTTCTCAAGGCTGGCTGCCCGCCCACGGTCTGCGGCTATTGCGGCGCGCCTGACGGTTGCGGTGGCCTGTGTGCCTCGGTCCCGCGCGTGCCTGGTGTCGTGCTCGACCCGTTCGGTGGCGCCGGCACGGTAGGCTTAGTTGCGGAGCAGCTGGGCATGGATTCCATCCTGATCGAATTGAACCCGGGCTATGCCGAGATAGCGCGGCGGCGGATCGATGCTGACTCCGCGCAACGCGCGGCGGTGGCGGCATGACGGGGTCGGTCGCCGAAGAGAGGATCCGCGCGAAGGCGGAGGCCGCGTTGCGCGAGACCTGGTCGACGGGGCGCATCATTCATGAACTGATGCTGCGTCAGGGCGGGTGCCGCATCGATCTGGCCTGCGTCACGCCTGACCGGCTGATCTGCGTAGAGGTGAAGTCGGAGCGGGACGTGCTGACCCGACTGAAGCGCCAGCGCGAAGAGGCTGTGCAGGTCGCGGACGGATTCTCGGTCATCCTGGCAGAGAAGCACTGGCGCAAAGCGTGGGAGGAGCACCACGTCTCGATCTGTGAGGCTGGGAAGGAAGATGAATTCCGCCTGCACCTGCAGCGCGGCCAGCGCGAGGTGTACGAGGCGACATGCAACGCGCCCGCGCGCCTCGATATGCTCTGGGCGAGCGAGTTGCGGCGGGTGGCCGGCTCCGGGCCGAAGGCGACGCGGCAATATTCCATCATCCAGGCATCGGACAGCCTCACCGGTGCGGAGGTGCGTCGGCGGGTCTGTGCCGCGCTTCGCGCCCGCGTCTTCCCCCGGGCTGATCCGCCCGTCCTGTCGGAGCTCTTCCCGGAACCAAGCATGGCGATATTCGGATGATCAGCACCGATCTCCGCCAGATATTCCACAAGGAGCATTGCGGCTTCCTCTTCATCAGCGTGCGATCGCCGGGCTTCGCAGCGGGCGAGACGCCACCGCCGATGGAATGGTCGCTCGAGTGGTACGCGCCTGGGCAAGAGGCCGATTATTGGTCCAGCGTTGATGTAGCGCGCTATCTCGCGGATCCTGCTTGTCCGCTCGATCTCGACCAAGTCGAGGTTGTGCCCGCGCCGTCCTGCGCCTGTTGCGGCACGGATATGTGCCGGCTGCCGGGAAGTCCGCCTATCCGTTGCGTGCGGCTCAACGCTGATCCGGCAAAGCGGGAGTATCGGTGCCCGAAGCATCTGGATCGCAACCCCTGCGCTATCGAGGGGTGCAAGCGCACCACCTCAGCCAATGGATACCATAGCGCGGATGTCTGGATCTGTGGCGAGCACTGGCGGCGCTACATCCCTGCGCGCTCTCTGCGGCGGCGGGCCTATCATGCGTTCTTCCGACGGGCGAAGCGCCACGGGTGGAGCGAAGAGCTCAAGGCGGATTTCTGGCGCTTCTTCGATGCCCTGGTCGCGTCCGCCCGCCGGCGGTCTAGCGGTGGGCACATCGATGTCGCCGAAATCGAGCGGTTGTTCGGCTGATGCGCCCTCCCGCTCCACGCCAGCCCAAACCCAAGGGCAACAAATACGGTGCCGAAAAGGCCGATTGCGGCTTCGGACACCAGCACCCGTCGAAAAAGGAGGCGCGGCGGTGCGCCGATCTGCACCTTCTTCAGCGCGGCGGGGGGATAAGCGAGCTCGAGATAGGCCCGCGCTACTTCTTCACGGTGAACGGCACGGAGTTGGTGCACGATAACGGGCGGCGGGCCGTCTATACCCCTGACTTCCGGTACCGCGAGGCTGGTCGGCTGATCGTCGAGGACAGCAAGGGCATGCGGGTGCGGGACTGGCCGCTGCGCAAGGCGCTGTTCCGCGCCTGCTATCCCGACATCGAGGTGCGCGAGACATGAGCGGCGATCTTCTTGCGCGCCTGATCGCCGCCGGCGTCGGGGCCGATCTGATCGCAGAGGTTGCGCGCCTCGAAGCGCGCGCCGCGATCGCGGCGGAGGAACTGCAAGCCCGTGAGGCGGCGGAGGCTGCGCGGCGGGAGCATGTGCGCGCCGGCAACACGGAGAGGCAGCAGCGGCGGCGCGCGCGTAACGGCGTGTCACGCGATGTAACGACTGTCACGCGTGACAACGCGTTACCGGGCGTGACGCCCCCCCTTGATAAGAAAAATCCCCAGACCCCTAAAAGAATTAATCCCCCCCTTACCCCCATCGAAGCTAACGCTTCGATGCCCCCAGCGGGGGCCGCGCCGGGCGGTTCTGAACCGATTGGGAACCGAGCGAAGCGGAGGGCTTCGGCTCGTTGCACCTCGTCCCGGCTTTCGGCAGACTGGACACCGCCGCCGGTCACCGAGTTGCCCCAGCCGATCCAGGCGATCGTGCACAACTGGCCAGCGGGGGCTTACGACCTGACCGGGCTGCAGTTCAAAAACCATTGGGCGACCGAGGGTAGAGCCATGGGGGCCAAGCGGGATTGGCCGAAATGCTGGCACAACTGGCTGATCCGTGAAGCACCCTCGATCCTCCGAGCCGCCAAGGCAGGCATGCGGTTCGATGTCATCGACAACACGGGGCAGCGGCCAATCGCTGAGCGCATCGCCTGGTTCGAAACCAACGCGGTGCTGATGCGCAATCTCGGGAGGAAGGACACGGCCGAATCGTTCGAGCAGAGCGCCGCCGTGCTGCGGGCGCAAGGGGCGGCATGATGACCAAGGGCAAGACGCGCAAGGAAATCGCGGCGCGGCGACGGATGGCGGAAGCGAAGGTGATGGAAGCGCTGGTCGAGGCTGCTTCGAGCGGGCTGATGGCGCCGACGAACGAAGCGCTGCAGGATATGCTGGGCTGCCAGTCCACCTCTACCCCGGTCAGCATCGTGCAGAGCCTCGAGAAGCGCGGCCTGGTGCGGGTCGAGCGGTATCAGCGCGCGCGCCGCATCACGATCGTGGCGACGGGCCGTGCCACCTCCGTGTCCAACACCGCGCCGCATTGGCGCGCTCGGCCCAAGTCGATCCCCGTGTTGCCGGAACGGGAGATTTTGCGCAGGAATTCTGACTTTTCTGACAAAATCCTATCAGCAGCGAAGCGAGAACGCGTCGATTTGCCAGAATTTATGCTCAGATTGATGTGGTCCGGTTGGCTTTTGCGCGAGGCGTCGATTCAAGATCAGTCGGACGCGGCGTAGGGACTCGAGACCATGACGCCCAAGCAAGCCATTTTCGTCAAAGAATATTTGGTCGATCTGAACGCGACGCAGGCCGCGACGCGCGCCGGGTACAGCGCGAAGACCGCCTATTCCGCGGGGCAGCGGCTGTTGAAGCATGTTGATGTGGCCGCGGCGCTGGCGTCGGCGATGGAGAAGCGCGCCGCGAAGCTCGATATCACTGCGGAGCGGGTGCTTGGCGAGCTCGCGCTCATCGGTTTCGCCAACATGCAGGATTACGTGCGGATCACGCACGAGGGCGACCCGTACATCAACCTGTCCGAGATGACGCGCGAGCAGGCCGCGGCGATCGCGGAGGTGACGACGGAGGATTTCACGGACGGGCGCGGTGAAGACGCGCGCGACGTGCGCCGGGTGAAGTTGAAGTTCCACGATAAAAAGGGAGCGTTGACCGATCTTGGCCGGCACCTCGGGCTATTCAGGGAGAAGCTGGAAGTGGATGTGAGCGAGGATCTCGCCGCTGTGATCGCCGCTGGGCGTCGGCGCGCCGGTTTAGGGGGAGACGGCAATTGACCGCCGCAGCACGCGCTCTGTGTCCGAATTTCGAGGATCACACGCCTTGCCCGGAAGGATATATTCAATGGCATGCCTGGGCTGAGACGATGTCGAAGACGCACCGGTCGCGCAAATGCGCCGGATGCGGCCTCTACGCCGTTTGGGAGCCTAAGGGGCGCGCCAAACCGAGCGAGGTAGCGTTGTGAGCACCGCCGCCGCGAAGCTGGTGCTGGCGCGTGACATAGCCAGCCTGACCTATAACCCGCTCGGCCATGCCCGATACGCCTATCCCTGGGGAGACGAGGGCGCGCTCGAGGGGCTCACCGGTCCGCGCGACTGGCAGGCCGAGGCGCTGCAGAGCATCGGGGAACATCTTGGTAATCCCGCGACGCGGCATCAGCCGTGCCGCATCGCGCGTGCCTCGGGTCACGGCATCGGCAAATCTGCCCTCGTATCGATGATTACCAAATGGGCGCTCGACACCTGCGAGGACACGCGCGTCACCGTCACGGCGAATACCGAGGCGCAGATCCTGGGCAAGACGTGGCCAGAGCTCGTGAAGTGGAACAACCTTTCGGTGACGCGGGATTGGTTCAAGTCGACCGCGACCGCGCTCTATTCGACCCAGCCCGGGCACGAGAAGGGCTGGCAGGCCAAGGCTGAGACCTGGTCCGCGACCAATACCGAGGCGTTCGCCGGTTTGCACAACAAGGGCAAGCGCCTGGTGCTGATCTTCGACGAGGCGTCGGGCATCATCGACAAGGTGTGGGAGGTGGCCCAAGGCGCGCTGACCGATGAGGACACCGAGATCCTGTGGCTCGCGTTCGGCAACCCGACCAAGAACACGGGCCGGTTCCGCGAGTGCTTCGGCCGCGAGCGTCACTTGTGGGACACGCGCCAGATAGACAGCCGCACGGTCGAGGGCACGAACAAGGCGTATCTCGACGAGCTTGTTGAGACCTATGGGGTAGATAGCGACCTGGTGAAGGTCCGCGTTCGCGGCCAGTTCCCCTCGGCGTCGTCGATGCAGTTCATTCCAAGCGCTGTTGCGGCTGCGGCGCGGAAGCGTGAACCGTCGGTGCTGATCACGGATCCCGTCATCTATGGCATCGACATAGCCCGGTTCGGTGATGATCACTCCACGCTCGCCAAGCGCTGCGGCCGCGACGCCCGCTCGCGCGAGTGGAAGCGCTGGCACCAGCAGGACACCATGACGATCGCGGGTGACATCGCGTTGGAGGCCTCGCTCGACAAGCCCGATGCGATCTTCGTTGACGTGGGAGCGATGGGCGCCGGCGTTGTCGATCGGCTGCACCAGCTTGAGGTGCCGAATGTGTTCGAGGTCAGCTTCGGAGGAGGCGGGCGCGACGCCTATTGGGCGGGTGAGGTTCGCGTGAAGACGGCGAACAAGCGGGCGGAGATGTGGACCAACATGCGCGCCTGGCTGAAGCTCGGGGCGATTCCCGACGATGACAGGGTCGAAACCGATCTGACCGGCGTGGAATATGGCTATGCCGCGGACCAGGTCTCGATTCTCCTGGAGAAGAAAGAGCACATGAAGTCGCGGGGGCTTGCCTCGCCAGACGACGCCGACGCGCTCGCCCTGACCTTCGCCGAACCTGTGATGCCGCGCGCCACGCCGGGCTATGTCGATCCGAGCCGATACGATCGCTCATCGAGCGACGACACGGACGATACATACGCAGAGCTTCGCTAGCCGATTCAACCGTTGCGCGGGCCGGCATATCCAGCCTGCATGTGCCTATCCAACAATCCCGACATGACCCGCACCTTCGTGCAGAAGCTCGTCGCCAATCGTAAGGGCAAGGGCGGGATTGGGGATGCTCTTCACGGAGCGATGGAGGATCGTCGACGCACGGCCCAGCTGGCAATGCTGCGCGGCGACACCGCAGGCGCGCGGGATGCGCTGGGCAATGGGCCCGCCAGCAGCCTGCTGGGCGGGTGATCCAGAGCCGATTCAACCTGAGGCGCGCGCGGCATAGTCCCTGCGCCTGATGATCGACCCACGCACCAATCCAACCGCAGGTGGCCGCTGATGTGCACGCCCAAGGCACCCGAACCGCAGAGCATTCCAGAGCGGCAGGCGCTCAAGCTGCCCGATGGTGGATCGACCGCGGCGCGCGGGGACGATGAGATTCGCCGGCGCCGCGCGATGTTCGCGACCGCGTACACCGGATCGATCGGTCTGGGCGCCGGGCCGTCGACCACTGCTGTCCTGGGCGGCTGATGGGCATAACGCTCAAGGAGCGCGTGACGCGGCGCCTCACGTCGCTGAAAGCGGCGCGCCAGCCCTATGAGGAAGAGTGGGCGGAGATCGCGAAGTATGCGCAGCCCTCGCGCTCGCGGTTCCTCAATGCCGAGAAGAACAAGAATTTCCGGCGTACCAACGCGCAGATCTACAACAGCCATCCTATTCTCAGCTTCCGCACCCTGACCGGGGGCATGACGAGCGGGCTGTCCTCGCCGTCCCGCCCCTGGTTCCGGCTCACGCCCTTCAATGAAGAGTTGAAGGATGACGCGGAGGTCAAGATCTGGCTCTCCGAGGTCGAGCGTCGCATGTACGCCTATCTCGCGGGCACGAACTTCTATGCCGCGGTCAAGGCCGGTTACGGCGAGATGGGCCTGTTCGGGTCCGACGCGTGCGTGATGGTCGAGCATCGGACCGAGGGCGCGGTGTGCCACGCGCTGACCGCGGGCGAATATTGGACCGCGCTGTCCGATGCGATGGTGCCCGACACCCTGTATCGGCGCTGCCCTATGAGCGTGCACCAGGTGGTGCAGGCCTTCGGCACGGAGAACGCGTCCAGCTTCGTCAAGAACGCCTATGCCAATGGGCGATACGACGATCAGGTCGAGATCATCCACGCGATCGAGCCGAATGACGATCAGGTCGAAGGTCTGATGACGGCGCGGGGCAAACCGTGGCGCTCAGTCTATCTTGATGAGGCGGACGGGCGCAGCGATCGCGTTCTGCGCGTCGCCGGGTATGAGGAGCAACCGTTCTGGGCCCCGCGCTGGGACACCACGGGCGGCGACACTTATGGCACGTCCCCCGGCTTCGACGCGCTGCCCGACATGCGGGAGCTTCAGCTACAGACGAAGCGGAAGACTGACGCCACGGGGTTCCTGGTGCGGCCCGAGAAGATCGTGCCGGCCTCGGTCAAGCTGACCGGCAAGGCGGGCAACGTGGTAACGGCCAGCGCTGTAGACGTCGCCGGCATCAAGGTGCCGTACGAAATGCCGCCCGAGGCGATTCAGGCCATCATGCAGGACGTGGAGCGCTGCGCCGGCGCGATCGACCGCCTGACCTATGCTGACCTCTTCATGGCGATCACGAACATGGAGGGGATTCAGCCCCGCAATATCGAAGAGATTGCGAGCCGGAACGAAGAGAAGCTGACCCAGCTTGGGCCCGTGGTCGAGCGCGTGAACAATGAGAAGCTCGAGGTGGCGATTGACCGTGCCTTCGGCATCATGATGCGACAGGGCCTGATCCCGCCTGGACCGGAGCAGTTGCAGGGGCAGGCCCTCAAGGTCGATTTCGTTTCGATCCTCGCGCAGATGCAGCGCATGGTCGGCGTGGGCCAGATCGAGCGGACCGTGTCGTTTATCGGCAACCTGGCCGGCATCTTCCCCGACGCGGCCGACCGGCTCAATGTCGACGAGACGATTGACGATTACGCAGACCGCGCCGGCGCGCCGCCGCAGATGCTCCGCTCCGTCGACGATGCGAACAAGATGCGCGCTGCGCGCCAGCAGCAACAGCAGATGGAGCAGATGGCGGCGATGGCGCCGGCGATCCAGCAGGGCGCCGATGCGGCACGCCTAGCGAGCGAGACGGCGCAGAACCTGGGCAGCATCCCGGGCGGGGCAGGGGGCATGCCAGCATGACGACTATCGCGACCGACGGGAAGAGCATGGCGGGCGATGGCCTGTGCACCGATCACACAGAGACGATCGTCGACATGGCGCGACCCAAAGTCTTCCGCCTCTCGGGTGGCCGGATAGCTGGCGGCGCCGGCAACAGCTTCGATGTTGATGCGTGGATGGCCTGGCTAGAAGCTGGGAAGGCGGGCCCTTGCCCGATCGCGTCGGACCGCTTCAACGGCGTTATCCTCACGTTGGACGGCACGATACTCTGGGTCGATTATAAGGGGCGCGAGGTACCGAGCCCGGCGCCGGTCGCCATTGGCTCGGGTCAGGACTTCGCCCTTGGCGCGATGGCGGCTGGCGCCTCGCCTGCGCGCGCTGTCGAGATAGCTTGCGCTCGGGATTGCTACTCCGGCGGCGAAATCACGGTCGAAGTGCTTTGATCACCAAGGCAGAGAAGCAAACCCTGCTGGCGAACGGGTATTTCCTGCGCTGGCTCTTCGCCCTGGTCGAAGCGTCGGGCCTGCTTGAATCGACGGCCAGCGCGGGAGATGGGCGCAACCTCTACCTTGAGGGTCGCCGGTCGCTCGCGCTCGATCTGCTGCGCGAGCTCGAAGCGGCGCAGCCGGCCGGATCGCCCTCGGGCGTGCCGGTCCTGACGCTGATTCAAATTCTACGAGAACAGGCGCAATCAGCCGGCAACAAGGAGCGAAATGTTGCGACACGGGATGGAACATATGCAGAACTCGGTGACGAAGGCGACGCTCCTTAGCGGCGCGGCCTTCATCCGACCGACCGCAGCGGAGCGCCTCACGGGGCGGCTCATGCGCGCGCCGGATGGGCATGAAGGCACGCCCGCGCCCAGCCCTGCGCCGGCACCCGCTCCGACGCCTGCTCCGTCTCCCACGCCAACGCCGGCTCCCTCCGCGACCGAGGGTGCGGAAGGGGGCGAGGGCGACGACAGCGAGGCGGAGCGTTCCGCGCTCGATGGTGGCGACGACGATGTCGACACCGAGACCCAGCCCGAGACCAAGACGCCCGAGGAAATCGCGGCGGAGGAAGCCGCTGCGAAAGCTGCGGAGGTTCCGGAGACCTATGAACTGACCGCGCCCGAGGGGATGACCCTTGACGACGAGGCGGTCACCTTCGCCACGCCGATCTTCAAGGAGCTCGGCCTCTCGAATGAGGAGGCCAACAAGCTGATGCCGGCAGCCGCTCAGCTGGTGCAGCGCACTCAGGCCCAGATGACGCAGCAGCTTGACGCGCAAGTCGCGCAGGTCCGCAAGGAATGGCTGGATACGGCCCGCGCGGATCCGGAGATTGGCGGGGCGAAGTGGAAGGAATCGCTGGCGGCGGGGGCAAAGGCTCTCGACCTGCTCGGTTTCCCGAAGGGCTCCGCGTTCCGCACCGTGCTGAACGAAACCGGATTCGGGAACCATCCCGAGATGATCCGCGCCTTTGCCAAGGTGGGCGCGGCGATCGGCGATGATCCTCAGTTCCTGCGCAACAACGGCGCACTTCAACCCAAGCGGGACCGAGCCGAGACGCTCTACCCCGACGACACGCCCGAGGGAGGGTAAGACATGGCGACCATTGGTAATAGCTTCATCAACCTGATCGATCTGTACAAGGGTGCAGGCGGTTCCGACGCGCAGCTTGGCGAAGTCGTCGAGGTGCTGCGCCAGCTGAACCCGATCATGGAGGATGCGGTGACGGCTCCGTGCAACATGGGCACGATCCATCGCCACACGATTCGAACCGGCCTGCCGGATGTCGCCTGGGGCCGGCTCTATCAGGGCATCCCGCAGTCGAAGAGCACGACGCAGCAGGTCGATGATACGACCGGCTTCGTCGAAGGCCTGTCGACCGTCGATACCCGTCTGCTTGAGATCTCCGACAACCCCGCCGGCGTCCGGCTCAGCGAGGGTCGCGCCTATCTCGAGGCGATGGCACAGGAGGTGAGCCGCGGTTTCTTCTATCACAACACCACGTCGACGCCCGAGAAGTTCAAGGGCCTGGCTGCGCGCTACTCCACGCTTGGCGGTGGCGGCGCCGGCAATCAGATCATCAACGGCGGCGGTGTTGGTTCCGATAACACCAGCATTTGGTTCGTCACCTGGGGTGATGATTATACCACCCTGATCCACCCGAAGGGCACCAAGGCCGGCGTCACCCGCGAGGAAAAGGGTGAGCAGCGCACCATGGATGCGAACCAGAACGTCTATTACGTCAAGGAGGAGCTGTTCCGGCAGCATGTCGGCGTGGCCGTTCGCGACTGGCGCTATAATGCCCGCATCGCCAACATCGATGTGTCGAACGTGATCGCCGGCTCGGTAGACCTCTACGCGCTGATGCGCCAGGCGGCGTATAAGCTGCAGGGGCGCCGTGCCGCGAAGAACCCGAACGAAACGGCCGAGAAAGGCCGCACCGTCATCTACATGAACCGCGACATGCTGCAGGCGCTCGACGCGCTCGGCACGAACGCGGCGAACGGCGCGCTGATGCTCAAGCCGATGGAACTGCAGGGCGAGGAGGTGCTGTCGTACCGCGGCATGCCGATCCGCGAGACCGATGCGCTGATCAACGCCGAATCGGTCGTGAGCTGATCCGAGGACAGGGAGAAAACACATGATCTTCGACGCAACCACTCTGTTCTCGAACGCGCAGGCGATCACTGCCACCGCGGCTTCGACGAACATCATCGACCTGGGCGCGACCGGCACCATTTATGGCGCCGCCGCGGCTCAGACCCGCGACGTGGGCAAGGGCAAGTCGGTTCCGATGCGCGCGAGCGTAACCGAGAGCTTCAACAACCTGACCTCGCTTACGATTTCGATCGAGACCGACGACAATGCGGGCTTTGCCTCGGCGAAGACGGTGTGGACCTCGGTCGCTTACACGCTCGCGCAGTTGCAGGTCGGTGCGCAGCTGCTGCTGCCCGATGATCTGCCGGTCGGCACGGACGAACGCTACCTGCGGCTCAAATACACCGTTGCGGGGACCGCGCCGACGCTTGGCAAGATCACCGCCGGCGTGACCGCGGGCAACCAGACCAACTGATCCTGCCGGGAAGGGAAAAGACTATGACCGAGCCGACGAAACCAGCCGACGACAAGGCGCAGAAGCCTGTAACGGCCAAGCCGGCCGCGGAGAAGGCAGCGCAGAAGCCGCGCGAGCCGCGCACCTATAAGGCTCCGCATGATGTGTATGTGGACGGCGAGTATCATCGCGCCGGCAAGCCCTTCGTAACTGCTGCCCCTAAGGGCAAGCAGTGGGAGCGGGTCGGCCAGCGCGAGAAGGCGGCGACCGAGGCAGCTGATCCCGCGCCAGGCGGCGACCCGGACTATACCAAGCTCGATCCGGATCAGCTGCTCGTCGTCCTCGCGGCCAAGGAGATCGACCCTGGTCCGGTGAAGGACAAGGAGGGGCTGCTCGCCATTCTCAAGGCCGAGAGCAAGCCGAACGGCTGACATCGACACGACGAGCCATAAGGAGGGCCGCAATGAAGATCCTTTTCCGGGCCATTGCGGCCTTCTTGCTGTTGAGCGGCTCGCTCGCGTCTGCCCAGACCGCGTACAATCGCGGCATCCCGATCACGGACACCAACCCCGAGCCGCACAAGGAGATGTGCTGGAACGGGAGCGCCTATGCGACGTGCGGCGCGCCGTCCAGCGCTGCCAACCAGACCGTGACGCAAGCCGACCCAGGCGCCGATGCGACCAAGGCGACGGCGGTACAGGGTGTTACCGGCGGCAAGGCCGTCGCGGTAAGCGCCGCGAGCCTGCCGCTACCGTCCGGAGCGTCGACCGAGGCGACGCTCGCGGCCCAAAGTGCGAAACTCCCTGCATCACTGGGAATCAAGACTGCAGCGGCGAGCCTTTCCGTGGCGCCGGCATCGGATAGCAAATATCTGATCGTCAATATGGGGGGAGTTCCGTCAGGCAATGCGACCTATCGCATGAGCGTGACGAACTATGGCGGGTACACCACTCCGACCGATATGCTGACGATCCGCGGGTCAGCAACGAAGACAGTGGTAGTGACCAGTGTCACGATCCAAACCCAGACCACGGTTGCGGCGCTGCAAACATATTATTTCGTCAAGCGCTCCACGGCTAACACGGGCGGCACGGCCACACAGCCGACATTATTCCCGCTCGACAGCAATAGCGCTGCGGCGACAGCTGTTGTGGACCTGTACAGCAGCGCACCGACGACGGGTACGCTTGCCGGCAATGTGACGATTGCGCTCGGCGTTTCCGCCGTTCCTACCGCCGCGCCACAAACTATCTCGATCGGCACCGCCTCAAGCATGGTCGACCTTCGGCAAGGGCTCACCTTGCGCGGTACGGGTGAGAGTCTGAGCATCAACAATGCGGGCGCGGCGCTGGGCGGGGGTTACTCCGCGACGATCATTGTCGAGTTGGTGGAGTATTGATCCGCCATGGCCATCAGCATTACCATCTGCAACCTTGCCCTTGGCGAACTGCGCGCCCCGCCCATCGCCGATATCGATGAGGCGACGACGGAGGCGCGGGAGTGCTCGCGGTTCTACCAGCACTGCCTGGATCTGCTGCTCGAGCGGTTCGATTGGAGCTTCGCGACGCGGATCGCGACTCTCGCGCAGCGTCTGGCCAACGACCGGGCCAGCGAGTGGGCCTATTCCTATACGCTGCCGGCCGATCTCGCGACGCCCAAGCGCCTGTTTCCGCCCACGGTCCTGCCCAGCGGGCTGGCGGTGGTGCCGCCCTTCGCGGTCGCGGGTCAGCCCTATGTCGTAGAGGCGGGCGTGCTTTACACTCAGGTTTCCGGCGCGATCCTCGAATATAGCTCGGGCAGCGTGTCCGATGCGGCGATGACGGCGCTTTTCAAGGACGCGCTTGTCTATGCGCTGGCGGCGCGCCTGGCCGTGCCGCTGCGCGACAGCCGGGAAACCAAGGGCGAGTTGCTTCAGCAAGCCGAGCTCGCGGCGCAGCGCGCGATCGCCGATGACATGAACCGCCAGCCGAGTCGCGACGAGACGGTAGACGACGAGGTCGCTGCGGTGCGCAGTGGCGGCATGGGCTATTACGGCGGGTGCCGCTGATGGCGTTTCGGGTCGGGCAGCAGAATTTCTCGAAGGGCGAGCTATCCGAGGATCTGCTCGGCCGGATCGATGTCAGCGCCTATTCGACCGGCCTGCGTCGAGCCAGAAACGTGATCATCCTCAAATATGGTGGGGTCACGAAGCGGCCCGGCACCAGGTTCGTCGCGGAGGTGTTCAAGGATGAAGGCGTGCGGCTGATGCCGTTCCAGTTCAGCCTGACCCAGACCTATGCGCTCGAGCTCGGCCAGGCCTATATGCGTGTGCTCGCCGGCGGCGCGAAAGTGATCGAAGAAAAGATTGCTATCGTGTCCATCACCAAGGGCGCCACAACGACGATCTTTGCCGATTATCATGCCTATGAGCCCGACGACGAAGTGTATTTCGAGGGCATCGAGGGGATGACCGAACTGAACGGCCGCACCCTCAAGGTGCTGGCCGGTGGTGACGTCGACAGCTTCGTGGTCGACATCGATTCGACCGGCTTCGCCGATTTCACCGGCGACACGGGCGGCGCGACGCGCGCGGGGCCCCCGCCGCCGCCGCCGCCACCGCCGCCGGTCCCGCCGCCAGCACCGCCGCCACCGCCGCCGGACACCGGCGGTGGCGGCGGGGGCGGGGGCTATCCCGGCGGAGGCTGGTGCGTCGTCGACAACACCCCAATCCTGATGGGTGATGGGACGGAGATAGAGGCGCGGTTCGTCAAGGCTGGAATGCGGGTGAAGACCCAGCACGCCGGCACCATGAAATGGGGCGTGTTCCTGGTCGAAGCTGCGGCGCAGGCCTGGCGCCCTGTCTTCGCGGCCCGAATCGGAGAGACGGTTCTCCGCGGCACCGCGGAGCACAAGGTGCTGATCGACGGACTATGGATCAGGCTGGACGCGATCGGGAAGCCGGACGGCTCGGCCTGGGTGTCCCGCATCACCGTTGCTGACGCGCATACCTATGTCTCGGCCGGGATCCTGTCGCACAACAAGGTCGACCAGGGGCCCGACCTGTGAGCGTCGCCCGCGTCTATCGTACCGGTTCGCCGTTCAACGGGCCCGAACTGCCCGAGGTGGATTTCGAGCAGTCCGCGGACACGATGTATTTCGCGCATCTGAACCATGCGCCGACCAAGCTGGTGCGCGCCGATCATACCGACTGGACCTTCTCCTCGGTCGATTTCGAACCGACGCTCGCGGCGCCAACGGGGCTGACCGCGACCGAGTCGCACCCGAACGAAGACGCGGATGCCTATTTTCCCCAGCCTGCCAGCTACATCGTGACGGCGGTCGATGACCTGTCGGGAGAGGAGAGCCGACCATCCAACCCTGACTCCTGCACCAACGACCTGACGCTGAAGCGCAACAGCAACACGATCGCCTGGACCGGCTCCGCCGGCGCGACGCGGTACCGGGTCTACAAAGCCGATAACACGGCCGAGTATGGTTATATCGGCACCACGACACTGACCTATTTCGTCGACGACAATATCGGGCCTGATTATTCTGACGGTCCGCCTGTCGGTTCCGACCCTTTCGCCAGCACTGACGAAGACAATCCAACGGCGAATTATCCCTCGACCGTCACCTTTTTCGAGCAACGATTGCTGTGGGGCCGCTCGAGTGCGCATCCGAACGCGATCTGGGCGTCGCGGTCGGGCCGTTTCGAGAACATGGATATCTCGCGCCCGCTCAAGGCAAGCGATGCTTTCAGCTTCGCGCTCGTCGCGGGCCGGGTCAACGCGGTGAACCAGCTGGTCTCGATCAACAACCTGCTGGCGCTGACCTCGGATAGCATCTTCAAGATCGAGGGCGGCCAGGCCGGTTATGTCAGCGCGACCGACTTCGTGACGCGCCGGCAGAACGGGCGCGGATCCTCGCGCCTGTCGCCGCTCGTAGTCGATAGCGTCTGTTTCTATCAGACCAGCGTCGGCAACGGGGTGCGGACCCTCGGGTACGAATTTCAATCGGACTCGATCAACTCGAACGACGTCACAATCTTCTCGCCCGATCTGTTCCGCGGCTTCGATATCGTGTCCTGGGCCTATGCGCAGGAACCGCGCTCGCTGATCTGGGCCGCGCGGAGCGACGGCAAGCTGTTGTGCTTCACCTGGGAACAGGAGCAACAGGTCTGGGGCTGGACGCTGTGCGAGACCGATGGACTGGTCGAAAGCGTCTGCGTCATCTCGGAGAACGGAGAGGACCGGCTCTATCTGACCGTGCGCCGCGGCGAGAAGTTGCTGATCGAGCGCATGGCCGCAGCCCGTTGGTCCACGGTGGAGCGATCCTGCTTCCTCGATAGCGCCATTACCTATGAGTTCGACGAGCCTGAGACGCTGCTGACCAACCTGCAGCACCTTGAGGGCAGAACCATTACGGCGATCGCCGATGGCGGCGTGGTCACCGACCTTGTCGTTACCGATGGGCAAACGACCCTGCCATTTCCCGCGACGATCGTGACGGCCGGCATCCCGTTCACCTCGACGATCGAGACGCTGCCCCTTGCGTACCAGGACAGGGGCGGCTGGACCCTGGCCAAGGCTCAGACCCAAGCGAAAGCAGTGCTTCGTCTGGTCGACAGCCGCGGCGTTGCCGTGGGCCCGACCGAAGCGCTGCTCGAGGCGTTGCGGTCTCGGGTCAACGAGCTACCGGGCCAGCCCGCCTCGCTGCTGAACGGCATGTATGACGTGACCCTGCGTCCGAACCTCAACGATGGCGCGCGCCTGGTGGTGCAGTCGACCGATCCCCTCCCGATGACTGTCACCGCGATCTATCTTGACCCCTCCGTCTCGCAATAAGGTCCGTCTTGTGCCGGCGCGGCTGGTGCATGTCGGGCCGATCGCGGTTCGGATGCGAGAGGCGGACCGGCGCGAATGCGTTGCGATGGGGCGCAACCCTCGCCAGGCGCTGCGCGAAGGGCTCCAATCGTCCACCATCTGCTTCACCGCGCTGGTCGACGCGCGACCCGAGGCGATGTTCGGCCTGGTGGTGTACAGCGCGCTCGGCGGTGCCGGCATTCCGTGGATGCTGGGCACGGACGCGATCTACGATCATCCGCGCCAGATGCTCGCGACAGGCCCGCGCCTGCTGAGCCTGATGCTCGATTCAACCCCAAGCCTCGAGAACGTAGTTGCGGTCGAGAATGAGCGCGCCATCCGCATGCTGCGCCGGTGGGGCTTCTCGATCGGGGAGAATCTGCAGGTGTTCGGCGGTGTCGACTTCGTAACCTTCAAAATGGAGCTCAGCTGATGTGCCCGCCCGTTGCCCTTGCCATCGCCTCGGCCGCTGTAGCCGCGACCGGCGCGGTGTTCAGCGGCATCAGCCAGGCGCAGCAGTACCGATATCAGGCGCAGGTCGCGGATCAGAACGCGAAGCTGGCCGCGGATCAGGCGCGGGATTCGATCGAGACGACGAACACCGAAGCGCTTCGCGCGCGGCGCGCGCAGGCCCAGACCGAGGGGCAGCAGACCGCGGCGATGGCGGCGAACGGTGTCGATCTCAGCTTCGGCTCCGCCGCCGATGTGGTCAGCGATACCAAGATGCTGGGCAATGAAGACGTGGCCCAGATCTATAAGGGCGGCAACGAACGCACGCGCGGCTATGATATCAACGCCTGGAATTACCGGTCGCAGGCGGCTGGGGCTCGCGCCAAGGCCAAGGGCGCCATGGTGCAGGGCATTCTAGGCGGGCTCTCCTCGGCGCTGGGAGCGGCCTCTCAGGTCACCGGGATGAAGGGGGGCGGGGGTGGCAGCGTCGGCGGCGGTAACACCAGCGGGGCGGGCTCGGGCGACGCCTATGGCCGCGGCGGCGGTATCGGGCGGGGTGGCATGTAATGCCCGTCGTTCCTGTCGCTCAAAATCGCGTCGGCATCGCCAGCGTCACGGACGCAAAGCTGCAACCGGGGGATTTCTCCGGCAACGCGTTCGACGCGCTCGGCCAGGGCATGCAGCGCCTGGGCGAGGGCGGGCAGGATCTCGCCAAGATGTTGGAGCACCAGGAGGCGATACAGGACCAGGCCGCGACCAAGCAACTGGACAATGAGGCGACACTCGCGATCCGCAACGTGCTGTGGACCGGCGACGGCGCCTATTTCACGAAGCAGGGCAGCGACGCGCTGAACGCGCGGGAACCGACCCAGAAGGCGTTGCAGAAAATCCGCGAGGACATGCTCGGCCGCGTCACCAGTGACCGCCAGCGCAAGATGCTGACTGACCAGCTGGACCGGCGCTTGTCCGAAGAGTTCGACGGCATCGCGCGTTACTCGCTGCAGCAGAACATCAAATATGAGCAGGATCAGTCGGTGTCGCGCCAGGCGATCCAGACCGATGAAGCGGTTCGGTCGTTTGAGGATCCGGTGAAATTCGAGTCCGCGTACAATACCGGGCTGGGCGAGATTCGCTCGCGCGCTGACATCGAAGGATGGTCGCCGGAGCGGCTCAAGATCGAGGAAAGCGACTATAGCACCGGCATTCACGGCGCTGTCACCATGGGCCTGATCGACAAGGACCCGACACAGGCGAACGCCTATTTCCAGCAGCACCGCGACAAGATCGATTACAAGGCGCAGGCGAAGCTGGAAGGTCTGTTGCGCGAGCCGCTCGAGCGCCGGGCAGATATGGCGATCGCCGATGCGGCAATGAACCCGGGCGAAGCCGCGGCGACGGAACCGAAGACGCGCGGAGGCTATAGCGACCCGCTGCGCGGCGCCGGCAAGGCGCCGGTGCGCGGTGGCGAGTATGGTGCGGCGCGCGATTACGGCGGGCACCAGGGCGATGACTGGCCCGCGCCGGTCGGAACGGCGGTCTATTCAGGGCATGGCGCAGGCGTCGCCAAGGTCTCGCGCAGCAGGCTCGGCGGAAACACGGTGACGATCGATCACGGCGATGGCGTCGTGACTCGCTATATGCACCTGTCGGCCATCGCGGTGCAGAATGGGCAGCGCGTCGACGGCGATACGCCGATCGGCCAGGTAGGCGTTTCGGGGCGCTCGACCGGGCCGCACCTTCATTACGAAGCGCGGGTGAACGGCCGGCCGGTCGATCCAGGGTCGCTCGTGACTCATGCCACGCGCAAGATGGATCCCGCGCCTGGCGATCTCGGGGCGGCGCTTGCCAATGTCGATGCAGATCCGCGCCTGGCAAACGACCCGGTCCGGCGCGAGCGGGTCAAGTCGGAGGTTATCCGACGCTTCGGCGTGGCAGATGCGGTGCGGGCCAAGCAGACCGACGCGGCGCGCGACGACGCCTGGCAATATATCGACCGCCTGCCCGAGAACGGCTTCACCAGCTACAGCCAACTCCCTTCCGGAATCCGCGCGCGGCTCGACCAGGACCCCAGCGCGGCGCATCAGTTCCACGAGCTCGCGGACGCGACCCGCGCGTCGCTGACCAAAGCGCCAAAGACGAACCCGATGGCCTTCATCACCATGTCGGACGCTTATGCTCGCGACCCCGCTGCATTTCTTAAGGTCCGCCCCGAGGTGATGCGGACCCAGCTCGATGACGGCGACTTCAACATCTACATGGGCTGGCGCCGCGACGCGCTGCAGGACAAGACCGGCACCGGGAAAACCGCGAAGTGGAACGCGGACAAGGAGGTTCTCGACGCATCGAGCACGGTCATGGAGGCTGCGGGCCTGACCACGACGGGCAAGAAAGAAAAGGAACGCGCCGGCGTGGCGCAGTCGATCGCCGGATTTCAGCGTCAGATGGTCGGATGGGCGGAGGGGTACAAGTCGATCCACGGCAAGCCGCCCCCAGCGGCCGAGATCCGGCAGCAGGCCAGCCGCTACCTTGTGCAAGGCACGTGGCGCGACCCGACCACGGGCGCGAAGCGCACCGATTATCTGTTCAACTATCCCGAAAAGCAGGGCGTCGACCTGGCCATGACGGTGCCGGCCGATGTCGCGGCGCGGATTCGGCGACAGGCTCCGCGCGCCACGGACGCGGACGTGACGCAGATCTATATCAGCGGGTTGGGCAAGCACTGGTGAGCGACGATTGGATCAGGGACGAATGGCGGCGCTCGAAAGGGTTGCAAGCCAGGGCGAGCATCGTCGGTGCCACCGCTGCGCCGGACGCGGCGGCACGCGCCAATGCCCTTGCACGGACCATGGGCCTGCCCGCCGAAGCGGTGGAGCAGGATTTTCCCGCGGCGGAGCGCCAGCACCAGGCCAAGCGCGCCGTGCAGGCGCTGCCGCAGAGCGACGACTATATCGCTTCGTGGTTCTCCCAGCCGCGCAACGCCGCCGCTGCGAAGGCCGAAGACGTCGCCGCCATGGCGGATATCTCGAAGCGATTCCATGAATTCTGGGGCGCCACCGACGACACGATCACGCGTGGCGCGCGGCAGCAGGCTCGGGGCGATAACGAAGCGGCGGCGGGGGCGGATGGCTTTCTCGGCCGTGGCTGGGCCTTCCTGCGCAAGGGCGGCTCCTCGATCGAGCAGGGACTGTATCAGCTTGGCGGCGCGCTGCAGGAGTGGAACGCCAACAATCCACTGCCCTGGACCAGCCGCGAAAACACGGCGCGGGCCAGAGACGCCGCGGATCAGTTGCGGAACAGGGCCAGGCTTTTGGCCGGGACGGCACCGGTTCGCGGCGGCACCTCGTGGGAGGATCTGAAAGCAAAGCCGAGTGCCGGCAACATTGCCCGGTTCGGGGTAGAGCAGACGATCCAGTCCCTGCCGGGCATGGCGGCGGCGGTCTATGCGCTGCCCGCCTATGTCGCGAGCCAGAGCGGCTCGATCGGCCAACAGCGCGCGCAGAACAACGGGCGGAGCGATGCCTCGATTGGCGATATTGCTCGCTCCACGCCGGCCGCGATCGCAAGCGCGCTGGTCGAGCGGTTCGGTGTCGAGAGGATCTTCGGTGCCGAAGCGAAGAACCTGCTGCTGCGCGTGGGTAAGGCCGCGGCGACGGAGGCGGGGACGGAGGCGGCGCAGTCCCTGATCGAATATTCCGGGGGCGCGCTCGGCACGGATCAGGGCTTCCGCCCGTACGACGCGTTCGACCAGATGCTGCAGGGCGCGGTCGCCGGCGGATTCGCGGGTGGGTCCATTCGCGCCGGCATCGAGAGCACACATTCACTGCACCGCTATGTGCGCGGCGGTGCCGAGATTATCGGCGCGGAGCATGACGCGGCGTTCGTCGACCAGGTGATGTCGTCGGCCGAATCGGTCGAGATGCGCCAGCATGATCCGGAAGGCTTCCGCGAGTTCGTCGCGGGCCGCGCCGAAGGCTCGCCGGCTGAGAATCTCTATCTCCCGGCGGAGCAGGCGCGCCAGCTGATGCAGTCGGGTCAGCACCCGTTCCTCGAGCAATATGAGCAGCAGGTTGCCGAGGCGCTCCCGCTCGACGGCGATGTCGTGATCCCGCTCGCCGATGCTGCTGCCCATCTGGCCGGAACCCCGACATGGGAGGCGATGCGCGAGCATGTGAGGCTCAGCCCGGGCGGCATGTCGCTTTCGGAGGCGCAGGCGGCGGGTCAGCGTCATTCGAGCGAGCTTGAAGCGGCTGGGCAACGCATCGCGGAGGAAGCGCGCGCCGCGAGCGAGTCGCCCGCGGCCAAGGTCTATGAGATGGTTCGCGATGATCTGACTGGCGCGGGCATCGCGCCGGACGCGGCGGACCGATACGCGCAGATCTATGCCGCGAACCGCGCCACTTGGGCCGCGCGCCTCGGCACGGACGCGCTGAGCTATCACCAGGCCAACCCGATCAGCTTTCGGCGCGTGCTGCCGCCAAGCCTGGCGCGAACCCAAGCCGCGGGCTCGATCGACCTGGTAGTGAACGCGATGCGCCGGGGTGCTGCTGCGCCGAAACAAGGGCCGTCGCTGGTCGAATGGATCGCGCGAAATGGCGGCATCGAGGACAAGGGCGGCGATCTGAAGGCGATGGGTGCCGAGACCTGGCACCGCGGGAAGCCGGGCCGGCGCAAGCTGATCCGGCCGCACGGAGCAGAGGGGCAGGGCTCCATGCTCGGTGCCGGGGAGCAGCAGAACGCCAACACGCCCGATGAGCTCGCCGCGCGGGCGCAGGAGGCAGGCTATTTCCCTGCCGGTGAGCGACCGACGGTCAATCAATTGCTCGATGCGATCGCGGGCGAGTTGCGCGGCGTGCCGGTCAGGGCGGAGCAGCCGAGCCGGGCACCGCGAGACGTCGAGATCCGCGAGGCGGCGGACGATCTGCGCCGGATCCTTGAGAGCCGCGGCGTCGATCCGGACACGGCGACGAAACAGGAGATCAAATCGGCGCTCGATGCGCACCGCGATGAGATGGAGCGAGGCGGGCGCGCCTATAGCCAGCCGGCGAACCCGGAAATAGCCGACCTGATCGGGCTTGCGGGGGATCCTGGGCATAATCATGCGACGGTCGAGTTGGGCGCGCCCTCTGATTGGCTGATCGAACAGGCGGCACGGCACGGCATCAACATCGCCGGGATGCAACACACCATCGACACAGCGGCGGTGCGGCACACGCTCGCCCGGCACGGCGACAAGGCGGGCGAGCGGAGCCGCGGTCAGTTGCAGGTGACAGGCTCGGATCTGGAGCACGCGGGCGAGGTTCTTGCGGCGCCGGACCAGGTCGTATTCGGGCTGAAGAACGGGCGCGGTCAGGATATGATCGTTCACGCAAAGCGGCTGAACGACGGCACGACGGTCTATATCGAAGAAGTGCGGGTCGGCCGGAAGAGGTTGGCCCTTGCCTCGGTGAGGCGGTATCCCGGGACGATTGCTGCTGCCCGCCTTGCGGCGGTCCTCAATCCCCACGCCCGAAGCGCTTCCCGGGATACCGACCTCAAGGTAGTGGATGTGCTCCCGGAAGGGAAGGCACGGGTACTCAACCAGGGTAACGACGAGGCACGGGGCCGCATCTCACTCACGGACTCTGGCGCCGTCATCGAGCTATTCCAGAACGCGGACCTGTCGACCGTGCTGCACGAAACCGCGCACGGTTGGCTCGAGGAGCTCCAGCGCAACGCGGTGAACGGGCCCGAGGATGTCCTTGCGGATTGGGACGCCACCGCGGCGTGGTTCGCGGAGCAGGGCCACCCGATCGGCGCAGACGGGGTGATCCCGACCGATGCGCACGAACTATGGGCCCGGGGATTCGAGCGGTACGCGATGGAGGGCAAGGCGCCGTCGGGCGCGTTGCGCCGCGCGTTCGACACGTTCCGCGGCTGGCTGCTGCAGATCTATCGCCATGTCGATGCGCTGCGCGCCCCGATCAGCCCCGAAATCCGGCGCGTGTTCGACCGGATGCTTGCGACGCAGGACGCGATCGATGAGGAGGCGCGGCGCGAAGAGGACCGGGCGCTGTTCGACGATGTCGCCGGTTCCGGCATGACGGGCGCGGAGTTCACCGCGTACCGCGACACCGTCGCCCGGGCGAAGTCAGAAGCCTATGACGCGCTGTTGGTGAAAACCACGGACGTGCTGCGCCGCGAGCGCACCGCGGAATGGAAAAAGCAGCGCAAGCGCGTCCTCGACGACGTGACGCAGCGCGTGAATCGCCAGCCCGAGCACCGGGCGCTGCATCTGCTGCGCACCGGCTCCTGGCTGGGCGAGCCGGATCGCCCCGGCGCCAAGGTCCGGCTGAGCCGGCAATGGCTGATCGACAATTTCGGCTCGGACGCGCTCGCGCTCCTGCCCAAGGGCGTGCCGCCCATCTATGCCGAAAAGGGCGTCGACGGCGATACGCTGGCGGAACTGGTCGGGGCGCGGTCCGGCGACGAGCTCGTGCGGACCCTGATGGGCATGGAAGAGACGCAGCGCGCGCTGCGCCGCGCCGGCGACAAGCGATCGGTACGACAACAGGATATCGACGAGCAGACGCAGGGCGAGATGGATCGCCGATACGGCGACCCGCTCAAAGATGGCTCGATCGAGGATGAGGCGGTCGCGGCGATCAACAACAGCAGCCGCGGCGAACTTCTCGCGATGGAGGCGCGCGTGCTTGGCAGGCGGATCGGCCGCGAAGGTACGCCGGCGCAGCTGGCGCAGGAATGGGCGGCACGCACGATCGCGGAAGGCTCGGTGATCGACGTGGCGAGCCGCGCGGCGATGCAGCGATACCGGCGCAACATGGAAATCGCGTCGCGCCAGGCCGAAGAAGCGTTCATCGCCGGCGACCAGGACGAAGCGTTCAAGCATAAGCAGGCGCAACTGCTGAACCATGCGCTCCTTGCCGAGGCAACGAAGGCGGCGGAGGATGTCGACAAGATCGTCGCGCGCCTGACCAAGATCGCCAACAAGGCGACAATGAAGTCGATCGACCAGGACTATCTGGACCGGGCGCACGGCATGCTCGAAGCGTTCGACTTCCGCCAGCGCTCGCAAAAGGCGATCGACGCGCAGGAGATGTATGCGGGTTGGGCGGATCAGCAGCGCGCCAATGGCGTCGATGTCATGCCGTTGCCGCGCATGGCGTCGCAGGGCACCCATTATTCGCGGATCTCGGTGGAAGAGTTGCGCGGGCTCGACGCGTCGATCGAGCAAATCATGCACCTTGGCCGGTTCAAGCAGAAGCTGATCGACCAGCAGATAGAGCGCGATTTCGATGAGGTTGTGCAGGAGGCGATCGCTTCGGCCGAAGCACTGCCGCAAAAGCCGCCCTCAAACCTGATGGACCCGAACCTTGCCCAGCGCTTCAAATCGCGGGTGGCCTCGGCGGATGCATCGTTGCTGAAGATGGAGCAGATTTTCGACTGGCTCGACAGCGGCAACGCCCAAGGCGTGTTCAACCGGCTCGCGTTCAAGCCGATCGCCGATGCGCAGGACCGGGAGAATTCGATGCTGACCGACTATTATGGCCGGATCCGCGAGGCGATGCAGAAGGTGCCGAAGGAAACTATTCGCCGGTGGACCGAGCGCGTCTCGGCGCCCGAGCTCCGCAACAGGGAGACGGGCGAGCCGTTCGTGCTGACCCGGCAGAACCTGATCGCGGCCGCGCTGAACGTCGGCAACCATGGGAACCTGCAGCGCTTATCCGACGGCTATGGCTGGCCCGAAATCTCGATCATGACGGTGCTGAACCGCGAGCTCTCGCCGGCGGAGTGGGGCTTTGTCCAGGAGACGTGGGACATCATCGAGACGCTCTGGCCCGACATCGCCGCCATGGAACGCCGGATCAACGGTATCGCGCCGGACAAGGTCAAGCGGCGCGCGATCGAGACGTCGGGCGGGCGGCTGCGCGGCGGATATTACCCTGCGATCTACGACAGCTCCAAGGATCTGACGGCGGAGGAGCACGCGGGCAAGAACAGCGACCTGTTCGAGACGCTGTACACCAGGGCGACGACGCGCGCATCGGCGACCAAGGATCGCGTCGAGAAGGTTCGGCGCCCGATCCTGTTGCAGCTTGGCGTCATCAACCGCCACCTGGGCGAGGTGATCCACGATATCACGCACCGCGAGGCGATCATGAACGCGGATAAGTTCCTGTCGTCGAAGCGCGTCATGGCGGCGGTCGACAAGGCGCTTGGCCCCGAGATCCGGCAGCAGTTCCGGCCCTGGCTCAAGTTCGTCGCGAATCAATGGGCGATCGAGCGCGCCGGCAACGAGGGCCTTGGCTGGTTCCTCAACCAGGCGCGCGCCAACGCGACCGTCGTGGGCATGGGCTATCGCTTCACCACGATCCTGACGCAGGTGGCGGGCTTCTCGAACAGCTTCGAGAAGGTGGGCGCGGGGTGGGTCACGGCCGCGATCGCCAAGACGGCGGCGCACCCGATCGACACGTTCAATTTCGCGATGCAGCGCTCGGGCGAGCTACGCGACCGCATGAACACGCTGGACCGTGATATCCGCTCCGCGATCGGCGATCTGGCTGGCAAGGTGACTCCGCTGGCCGATGCAAAGCGCTTCGCGTTCCACGGCATCGGCTATATGGACCGCGTCGTCTCCATCCCGACCTGGCTCGGCGCCTATGACAAGGCGATCGCCGGCGGCGCGACCGAGGAAGAAGCGATCTACGAGGGCGACAAGGCGATACGCCTGTCGCAGGGCTCGGGCTCGCCCAAGGATCTGGCGGCGGTCCAGCGCGGGACGGGCAAGTTCGGCCAGGCCTTCAAGCTGCTCACGATGTTCTACAGCTATATGTCGGTTGTGTATCAACGGAACCGCACACTCGGCCGCGACGTGGCGCAGGCCGTGCGCGAGCGCGACGTGCGGATGACCCCGCGCCTGCTCGCGCGCGCCTGGTGGCTGATTGCGGTGCCGCCCGTTCTGGCAAGCATCCTCGGTGGGCACGGGCCCGATGACGACGAGGATTGGGGAGAGTGGGCGTCGCTGCAGATGATGTCGCAGATGGTCGGGCCTATCCCGGTGGTGCGCGACGCCTTCGTTCCGATGTGGAACAAGATCGTCGGCAAGCCCGGCTTCGGGTATCAGCTTTCGCCGATCCAGCGGGCAGTGGAAAGCTTCGTCAATGTCGCCGATGACGTCGGCCGGACCCTGCGCGGCGACGAGACGAAGCACGCGACCAAGGATGCGCTCGAGGCGACGGGCTACGCGACGGGCCTCGTGCCGGGGCAGGTCGCCAGCGCGGCGCAGTTCTTCGTCGATGTGGCTCACGGCGATCAGGATCCGCAGACCGTCGCGGACTGGTATCGGGGTGTGACCACGGGCAAGGCGGAGAAGCGCTGACCCTTGTGAGCCGATTCAAGCTCTAGCGAACCCGGCCTATCGAACCTCCGTCAAGGGAGGCGCCGCATGGCCGATATCAGTCCGAACGTCTATGAGCCGGCGCAGCTGGGCAACGGGTCGCTCGCCGCGTTCCCGTTTCATTTCTCGGCGTCGAGCGATACGGGCGTAGAGGTCCGGATTGACGGCGTCACGATCGACGACAGCCTCTACACCGTCGATGTCGGCGACACCGCGGGCACGGTACATTTCACCGTTGCGCCGGCAAATGGCGCGGAGATCCTCATCCTCTCGGCGCCCGACTATACCCAGGCCAGCAGCTTCGCGAACCAGGGCGCCTACAATCTCTCGACCATCAACACGATCAATCGCCGTGCCGCGATCCGCGAGCTCGTGAACCATGATCTCGGCACGCGTGCGCTGAAAGTGCCGCGCGGCGAGAACGCGGAGGGGCCAGAAATCCCGCTGACCGATGTGGCGTCGATCGTCGCGGTGGGGCAGAGCCTGCAGGCGGGCAATGCTATCCCGATCGTCGCGGGCGCCATCGCCAATGTGGGAATCGTCGCCGGCTCGATCGCCAACGTCAACACGGTGGCGGGCATCTATGTGGCCGTCTCGACCGTGGCCGGCATCTCGGCGGCGGTTACGACAGTTTCGGGCATCAGCGCGAATGTCACGACTGTTGCCGGAATCGCAGCGAATATCAGCACCCTCGCGCCGATCGCGGCGAATATCGCGACCGTGGCGGCGATCAGCGGCAACGTCACGACCGTGGCCGGAGCGGTGGCCAACATCAACACGGTCGCCACCAGCATCGCCAACGTAAATGCGGTCGGCGGATCGATAGCGAACGTCACCACCGTCGCCGGCATGTCGGCGGCGATCACGACCGTGAACGGCAACGCGACCAATATCAACACGGTCGCGGGCGTTTCAGCCGCAGTAACGACGGTGGCCGGCATCTCGGCAAACGTCACCTCTGTGGCGGGCATCGCCGCAAATGTGACTTCGGTGGCGGGCAATGCGGCGAATATCAATTCAGTCGCAGGTGCGCTGACCAATCTCAACCTCGTCGCCACGAACATCGCATCGGTCAACACCTGTGCCACGAACATCGCGGCCATTATCGCGGCACCCGCGGCCGTGGCCGCGGTGCAGCCAATATACAATGACCGTTTCGGTTTGATGCGCATGCGCATCGACAGCCTAGACGGCCAGATAGGCTATACTTCCACGACCGCAGCTGGCACCGCCTCGATCGCGCAAAATGCGAGCGCGCAGACCGTTGTGCGGCTCAATCCGAGCGACCTCGCGCGTCGCGACGCCGGGGGCACCTTCACCCTCATCACGCGCCTGACGACGCTTCCGTCGGCCCTCCCTACCTATGTGCGATATCAGGAGCGGGATGCCAGCAACGCCGTTCTGGCGACCCACGACCTGGCGCTTGAGGGTACGAATTACATCAAGCGGGACATTGTGCTGCAGGCGGCAACCGATAACTTCAAGACCGATATCAAGGCCGCCAACAGCGCCGGGGGCGCGATGACAGGCGTGCACTTCCCTGAATATGTGCGCGGCACGCCGGCGCCGATCAACAACACCGACGATGTGCGATCGACGGAAGGCTATGTGGATAGCGTGATGAACCGGGTTGTTCCGGTGACCTTCACCTCAACGATCCCAAACCCTAACACTCTCACGGTGATCGCCACCGGCACTGGCTTGATCCGCAATTACTTCACACCCGTGGTGCAGGGCGAGAATTACACGATCCGATTCCGTGCGACCAACTTTTCGACCTCATTCTACCTGCTGAAAGCGCTGGCAAACGGCTCGTTTACCCAAGCGTTCGATGCCCCGGGCGCGCGGCCAATGCTGATCCATACGCTTGCAGACGGGAGCGGCGTCTATCAGGCGACCTTCCCCGCCAGCGGGGCGACAATCTCTGGCACTCCGTACGATTTCACCGGCATCGTCATCAACATCTACAACGCAACGACGAGCGCGGTGACGGTCGACAACGTCACCGTGGCGCGTGGGAATTTCATCCCTCCCATGGCAGAGACGCCGGCGGTGGTTACCCGCGATGTTGCCGCCCAGATCACGGCTGCGCTGGCAGCAGCGACCGGAACTGTCCTCGGTCAGCCTCTCAACCTGGTCGACATCTGGGGCAACAGCCTCATCGACTATAACCACGCCGCGGGCAGCGTCTCGGCCGAACTCCAAACCCTGCTGGGCGTGACGGTCGCCAACTACGGCGTGGCTACCCAGACCGCCGGCCAAATCTTCATGCGTGCTGGCGGGTCGCCCGTGATTCTGTCGCTGGTCGGCGATGAGATACCGGCAACGACCACGCCCGTTGCGATCCGGAATTTCAACGCGACCAACTCGCCAATCACGATCGCCTGCAACTCGACGAACGGCACGGATCCTCTTACCGGCAGCCTGGGCGGTGTCGCGGGCGTACTTACATCGGTGCGTCCCGGCGGTGCAGGAACGGCGGTGACCGGCCTGACCTTCACGCGGAATGTCGCCGGCGCCGCGGTCAAGATAACCCCATGCACGCCATTCCTTCCGACGCAGGCGGAGGCCAGCCGGAACCGCTACCAAATATTTGCGGGTATTCTTGAGAACAATATCGCGGGCAGTGGTGTCACCCAGGCGAACGACGCGGCCGACATGATCGACCGGCAAATTGTGCGCATGCTGCCGGTCGACAGGCGATATCTGGTCGGATCGTGCAACGCGGGCAACCAGGTGTCGTCGGCCGGCGCGGTGATCATGGTCGATATGAACCAAACGACGAAGAAGCGTTTCGGTGCCTATTTCGTCGATCTGACCTCGGCTCCGACCACTGAAGAGATGGCGACCATCGGATTCTCGCCTACCTCGGATGACACCTACGACATGGATGCGGTGATCAGCGGAAGCGCGACCGGTGGTACGCTTACCGTCTCGGCGGTGACGAGCGGCACCATTACCGTCGGCAAGTATCTCGATCCCGATGTGTTCGGCATCACGGCTGTGATTACCGGCTTCGGCACCGGCACAGGAGGGACCGGCACCTATACGATCAGCTACGCCAGTGCGATTGCGGCTTTTACCAGCGCGACACTCAAAGGCTTCATTCCCCGCGGGATGCGGAGCGGCGGCTATTCGAGCGGCGCAGGTGTGAATCCCCCTGGCGGCGACCAGCTCCATGGCAACGGATATTTCAACAAACTTTGGGCGCTGCGTATGTTCAGAGCGCTCCGTCAGCGCGCGTGGCTGTGATGCTCAAAACCAGAAATGCGCGTCGCACTGCTCGCCCGGCTTGCAGTCGGGGCAGGGGCCGGCGAGGAAGTGCCAGATTGAGCGGGCTATACGGAACATCCCTCACCAATACCCGCGCCCGCGGCCAAGGTCTAGCCACATGACCGAACCGAAACTCGACACTACGGGGATGATGCTGGGCGAGATGAAGGGTCAGCTGCGCGAGCTCATTCACAACCTCAACACCATGTCGATGAAGATTGACGGTCTGACCGAGCGGGTGCTCGGGGCAAAGGATCTGCCCGAAAAGATCAAGGCGCTCGAAGATCGGGTGACATTGCTCGAGGCCGATCGGAACCGCCGCGACGGCGCCATGAGCTTCGGCGGCTGGTTGCTGAAATCCCCAGCCGTGGCGTGGCTCGCTGCGGTCGCGTTCGCGGCATGGTCGCTGCTGAAGGGTAAGGTATGACGAACCTGTCACCGAATTTCACGCTGGCGGAGCTGACCCGCACCAGCCAGCCATATCCGAATGTGCCTGGGCCGGCGGAGATCGCCGCGCTGACCGCGCTGTGCGTGAACGTGATCGAGCCGGTGCGAGCGCACTTCGGCAAGCCGGTGCGGGTCAACAGCGGATACCGCTCGCAGAAGGTGAACGCGGCCGTCGGCTCGTCGCCGGGCAGCCAGCATCGCAAGGGTGAGGCGGGCGACATCGAAATCGACGGCGTGTCCAATGCCGACCTCGCCATCTGGATCCGCGACCATCTCGCATTCGACCAGGTCATACTGGAAAACCACAAGAAGGGCGTGCCCGGCTCGGGCTGGGTCCACGTGTCCTGGTCGCCGGCGGCTCGCAAGGGCGGGTCGAAGGGTATCAACTCGGTGATCACCATGACGATCGGCGCCGGCGGAAAGCCGAGCTACACCGCGGGGATCAACCCGTGACGTTCTGGGCCTTCCTCGACCGGCAAATAGGCCGGATGGGCACACGCGGCTGGCTGGTGGTGGGACTCTATCTGCTGACCTGGCGCAGCCTGTCGCTGATCCACGGGCTGCCGCAATTCGCGAAGCTCGAGGAAATCGTGATCCAAGGCCTGGTGATCCAGGGCTTTCTAGGCCTCGCTGCCGCCTTCTACTTCGCCGCGTCGAAGGGCGGCACCGAGATGGCTGATCGCAATCAGGCGCTGGTCGAAAAGCAGGCCAACGCCAGCCCGCCAATTTCCGATGGAGAGACGAAGTGACCGACGGCCAGATCGAGCACATGACGCAGCGCTTCCTGTCGTGGCGACTGCCTCAGTCGTTCAACCCTGACAACGGGATCAGCTTCACGCCAGATCATGGCGTCGGCACGTCGCACCCCGGGAAATATGAGCCGATCGGCACGAACCTTTTCACCGCCGCGGAAGCGGAGGCGATGATCCGCCACCTGGTCGACGGCATATCCGACGCCTGACGCCGCTTCATAGGGAATTCGTTATATGCGCACGCTTCTCCTGATTCCGCTCCTGGCCATGCTCGCCGCTTGCGCGACCGACCGCCAGATCTCCGACTATGTCTGCACACACCAGGTGTCGGTGCGGCTGTCCGCGCTTACTGCGATCAACGCGGCCGCTGGCATCAAAGACCCGGTCGCTCGACAGGCCGCGATCGACGGCGCCAACACGACACTGGCGCTGATCGACGCGTGCCCGCCTTTCGCTGCCCCGTAGGTTCTTGCTTTGTTCGCATGGCGCGGTATCATGCGGGCGTGTCGTGGGGTGGAGCAGCCCGGTAGCTCGTCAGGCTCATAACCTGAAGGTCGAGGGTTCGAATCCCTCCCCCGCCACCAGAATCCCAGAGCGAAAGCTCGGCGTTGATCTGTCCGATGTTGCCAGTGGAGCCCAGCGAAGTGGCGTTGAAGCTGGAAAGCGGAGGACGGGGAGCCGGGTGAGTAGGAGGCCAACTCGCAGGCGGAGCGGGGAAACCTCGGCTTTGACCGCCACTCGGTCCGCTCTGTGATGACCGAGACCGAACGCCCGTCTGGCAACAGGCGGGCGTTCGTGTTTCAACTGTCAGGGAATCCTTGATAGCTGACATTGCCAACTATTAAGCATCGCTTACACGTTGCCCCGATTCGCTGACTCGCCGAATCGTTCGCGCTCTGTTCTCATGTGGAAATGCATCCAGAGCGCCCTGCCTATCTCCACGATCCTTTGACCGATCACATCGGCGGCGACACACGAGTCCGCATCCTCTGCCAGCGCTGCACGCACGAGAAGATCATGCGGACCAGCGAGCTCCACGACGCAGCACCAGGCGCCGTCACGGTCGGCGAATTCGCTCGGCGGATGAAATGCACCAGGTGCAAGTGTCGAGGCTGGGTATCGTTCCGAGCCGCGGGGCGGTGATCAGCGCTGGTCGGCGGTGCGCGGTGTCCAAGGATCCCGGGCACCGAGGCGGCGCTCGTCGACTCCGAAATATTTGGCGAGCATGAGGCGCTCTTTCTCGGGCAGCCGCTCCGGCGTGCCGCGCTTCACGAACTGTTGCAGGTACGCGGCATTGCGGCCGATGAATCGGGACATGGCCGCATAGCTTTCGCCGCGCTGGTTGACCAGGCGCTCCACTGTCGCGCGGACCTGCTCCGGGGTCTGGGGCTCTTCCATAGGAATAATCCTAGCGCCGCGTGGATCGCCTGCATAGCCGGGTTGGGATCGCACTGGGATCACGGATTGCCTCCTGTTCGCGCTTCGTTCCGGGTCGCAAGAAGGGGAGGGCGGCGATTTCCCCTCCTAGACCGTGCCGAGCATCGCATTCGTAATGCGGGGGTCACAGGTTCGAGTCCTGTAAGCGGCACCATCCACAAATGGCGGAAATCAGCCATTTCCGCCGCCCTTCCCGAGCCGCGCCGCACCAAAATCGATGATCTTGGGATCACGGTGGGATCGCAGATGGACACTGGTCAGCTTCCCTATCTCGGACCAGTAATCCTCGACGCCTTCGATGAACTCGCGGAGATAGCCGGGCCGCAGGTGCCGGTAATGGCGCTTGTTGGTCGAATCACCGCTATGCCCCGCGGCAGAATCAATCTGCGCCTCGGGCACGCCGCGCATATGCATCTCGGTCGCGATCGTGTGCCGGAGTGTGTTGGGCGAGCCCAGCCCGATCAACTTGGGCCGCATCGCGGTCTCGCCAAGTTTGCGCCGGGGCGGCAGCCATATCGGCTCGCCCTGGTCATCGGTGGCGTGCTCCGTGATGCCGGCGCCGATCAATGATTTCTCGAACGCGGTCCGGATGCTGTCGACCGACTCGCGCACGAATCGCCAACCCGTCTCGCTGTCAGGATCCTTGAACCGGCGGCTCCATTGAATGACGCGGCCCGACAGGCCCTCGAGCCACGGCGCGAGGGTCGGGGCGATCGGCACGATAGAGCGGCGCTTCTTGGTCTGCCGGCGCCCTGGCGCGTTGAAGTAGATCAGTCCGTCATGGATCTGCAGGTCCGCGTCGAGCTCGATAATGGCTTCGCCGCGCCCGTGCGTGCTGAGCATGATCATCGCGAACAGGTGCACGTGCTGGCGCTCCTCGATCGACCATGCGGATTCGAGCATCGCGGCGACCTGCGGCACGTCATAGACGAGCTCTTTCGGGCCAGGTTTGTTCTGGACGTCCGGCACGAACGGCGCGGACGGGATAAGGTGCGCTTTCCATGCCCAGTTCACGGGCTGGCGCAGCGCGGCAATGTCTCGGCTGATCGTGTGCGGGCTCACGCCGGCGGGCTCGCGAAACGCAATGAACCGCTCGACCAGGGGCGGTGTGACGTCCTTAACGGTCGGCGCGCCGATCAGCCGCCCCGCCTTGCGCTCGATGACAAAGAAGCGCTGCCAATGGGCGATGCTCGTGGCGTAGCGGCCCGGGTCGGAAAGGTTCTTCAGCGCGTGCCTGATGAGCCAATCCGCCATCAGGTTTTCGACATAGGTTACATCGATTGGCTGCTCGGCGGGTTGCTGCGCGGCTAGGAAATGCTTTGCGAGGGCCTCGTGCGCCTCCTGGGGCGGCTGATCAGCTGCACCGCCTCGAATGCCCGTAGACTTGCGGCATGTCCGACGCTTTCCGCCTGGCCCTCCGTCATCGTACCAGCAGATGCACCATTCCTCGCGCTCCGCGCGGTACCAGAGCCAGAACGGCCCGAGTTGGACACGGGTGGCGTTGTCGTTGGAGGCGGGATTGTTGGTGCCGGTGCTTGCTCCTCTGGCCATGACGCGACGAGTTCCTTTTGCCGCTCTTCCAGCATTATGGCGTAAGCGGGCGATTTGACCAAGGCCCGCACCTGGGCGAGCGATAAATGACCCTTCGTGCCGTTCCTTGCGGCGCGCTCGAGCAGGTCGGTGATTTCGGTGAAGATCATGGGCGGGGCAGTCCCAGTGTCGCGCGCATCGCATCCATGGCGATCGTCATGGCCTTGACCGGATCCGCCTTCACCTCGCCATCGGACATGCGCGCGGCAATCGCCGCTTCTCCGACGCGGCGTAGCGCGGGGTTCTTGCCTGTGCCGCTCATGCCGGCTCTCGCTCGCGACATACGGAAACCCATTCGTCATATGCCTCGGCCATCTCCTCGGCGGTAACGCACAGGCGGAAGGATACGCAGTTCGAACGCGCCCAGAATTCCCTGGGCCCGATCATCTCGTGTTCGGCGCGTGAGTCTCCGCATTTGCAGATATCGCCAGGGCTCATCGTAAGCCTCGATATGGGAAGATGATGTCGGGGCCGAAATTGGGCGCGTTTTCAACCTTGGGCGGATTGCGCGGTGGCTGGCCATGCTTTTCGAGATATTCTCGGACAGCTTGGCCCCATTTCTTTCGGCCCCAATAGGTGCCGCCATGGAAGCCAGGGCCTGCGGCGCGCAGAGCACTCCGCCGCTGCGGCAAGGTCGCCGTCTCGGGTATCGCGGCGGTGGCCGCTCGGACTGCTACCCGGGCGCGGTCGATCCACGCGCTCATTCTCGCACCTTGCTCGTTAACCGCATCGCGACCGGAAAGTTGTTGTGCTTACCCTGCCGGCGCTCAGTGTATTCGGCATAGCCGCGCGTCACGAGCGCATGAACTGTGGGAGTCCCGTGATATCGCGGGAGGCCGCGTCCGGATCCCCACGTCTGGGGGGATGAAGTCAGAGGGTGAGAACCGCGGGGCGCCCAATAGCCACCCTGGTACCGAACCAGTTCGCCTCCTGCCTCCTGGGCCATGTCGATGCATTCGACCATCGTCGCGGAGAGAGCGCTCATGCGCGCCCTTCCTGGCTCTCGCTATCGAACTGCGCGGCCTGATGGAGGAAAGATTGCGAGGCTCCGAGGCACCAGCCGGCGGTGTCGAGCAAGCGGCGCGCGATCGTGTCGCGATCCTCGATGACGTGAACCGGCATATCTTCGAGCCTGGCCGCGATCGTACCGTCGGGTTTGCGCCACAGGGAGACGGTCGCGAGGTGGCTGCCGGCGCCAGCGCCGATCGGGATGACCTTTGCGATATCGCTGTTGTCCGTCATTTCAGGATCCTCGCGAGGTGATTAGTTACCACGGAGAGCGCCTTCCAATATGCCGCCATCGGCGGTTTGTGAGTCTTCCAGCACTTGTCCGCGAGAATGCGAGCGTCGTCGCGGATGGCGAGCAGTATGCGGCGCCAGCGCTCGCGATCGTCGCTGGTCATTTCCGCTATCGCTGCTTTCACGCTGGGCAGGCGGAGCATGGGGTTGCGGACGTCGCGGCGTGAGGAACGGTCGGTCACGGCTTCGACGCCTCCTCGACCGCCATGAAGCCGGGGCATGCCTCATCGAGCCGGGCCGTGCAGGCGTCGGCATAAGTTTCAAGCGTGGCGCCGCAACGCTCGCAAATGAGCGCGCCCAAAAGTTTGGACTCGACGCGGGCTCGCTCTTCCTTCGTCATGCCAGCCCCCGCGCTTCGGCCTCGGCCTGGGAAATGCCGGATGGATCTACAAGAATCGTCTCGCGGTTCCGCATCTCGGCGAACTCAGAGACGTCCTCGCCTTCCTTGACGTTGTCGGCCCAGAGGCGCGCTTCGACGATCCAAAAGCTGTCATCGCCAGCGAAGGCGACCCGGCCGCGGGCAATTGCTTCGTCGCGCGTCGGGGCCTCGTCGTCGTAGGATTCGCCGTCGAGCTCGCCGAACCACCAGCCCCAGCTATCCTTGGCGGCTTTACCGCGCGCCTGGCGCCATTGGTTGAGCAACTGCTCCTGCCGATCGTCCCAGTCGCCGGCGCGATATATGGTGGCGAGCATCTGCTCGAACACGTCGTGGACGGCCTGTGAAAGGCCGATGAAGGGGTTGGGCTGGTCAGCCATTGCGCAGATCCCGGCCAGAGTAGCGGAAGGGTTTTAGCGATGCAGGCAGGTAGAGCGGGTGGGCGGGGAACCCGTCCTTGGTCAGTCGCAACGCGTGCGTCTCGCCCTCGATCCAGCCGAGCATAGTTTCGTCTTGGCCAAGGTGCCCACCATGTGAGCCCCACGCGCACACGATCAGCCCGGCGTCGAAGAGTGCCTGACGAACGTGACTTTGGTTCGCATGCCCGACGGGGTCATCAGCATGGCTAAGGGCGAGCAAATCCTTGGGCGAGGTCGCACGCCAGGCAAAGAGGTTGATCACCTCCATGCGGTCATAGCCCCACGCTTGAGCGAAGCTCACGCACCGGCGAATGGTGGGGTCATCTTCTTCGCCGTTAGCGGTCGACGGATTGAGCATCACGAAGACGACGGATTTCGGATAGCCGAGCGGTTCTCCGTCGCCGTCCGGCACAAGTGCGCCATCATCGTCGCGGTACCAATGCCAATGTTCGTCTGGCGCTGAACCGCGCCACTCCCGCCAAAGGCGATAGCGATACTTGCCGCACGGCGAGATCACCGCGCCTTTCCCAATGTATTCGACCATCAGCGAGATGCTCCCGTTCGGATGTGCGCGACCAGGAACCGCAATGCCTCGGCATCGCGGGCGAGCTGGTCGGCCAGGTGTGCGTTGTTGTCTCCGCGCTCGACGCGGGACATGATCTCCATGCGGGAGGCCTTGCTCTCCGCGCGGCCGATGGCCTGGTCGAGCGTCATCATGTGCGCGCTCCGAACAGATAGGCGATCGCCACGACCAGGCTCGAGCCGAAGAGCGCGAAGATAAACGCTGATTCTGGCAGCGAGAGACTGCGCCCGTTTGAGGCCTCAAGGCGCCCGGTGCCGAAGGCCTCGCGCGCCACATAGGTGAGGAGCGCGCCATTCAGGCACAGCGATATGATGGCTGCGATCGTCATCATGTCTAGTTCCTCGCCAGCGACTGGGCGGCGTGAAGAACCGGCAGGCCCGCGTCTAAGCGCTCGGCATCCTCCATTGCGTTGCGAAGCAGCAGGATGTGCGCTTCCACCTCGTCTCGATCGAGGATCTGGATAGCGGCGACGTCGCTGTTGGGCCGGGAGGCGACAATCGCGGCGAAATGCCCCTCGGGCAGTTCGATGGTGTGAATCGCGCACTGGGTCATCGCAACGCAATTTTTCATCACGTTGTTGTGCGCGGGTGCCGGAAACGTCGCCGGGACGGAACGGGGGCGGCTCATGCTGTCAGTCCCGCAAGGAGGGCGTCGCGCGCGACATTGAGGTCGGCCATGGCCTGGCCGTCACCGCCGTGAAGATCGGGATGCGCCTTCGCCGCGAGGTCGCGGTGCGCCGCGATGACGTCGTCGCGCGTGAATTTACGGCCATCCAGCCCGAGAACCTGCGCCAGCGTCTTTCCTTCGACGCTGGTCGGCGCGGGCAGTGCGATGAAGCCGGTAAAGGTCTGCTGGACGATGCGCAGGCCTCCGTGGCGCGCCTCGGTCACGCGGGCCTCGAGCACGTAGTGAACTGCCTGGAGATTGTGGGCCAGGCGCGGATAGCGGTCGACCGCTATGCAGCGCTCCTTGCCGTCCCATACGAACCAGATGGCGACGCCCGGGTCGGTCGGGTTCGTCTCGCCCAAGGTGTAGTTAGACGAGATAACGACCGAGTCGATCTTTTTGCCGGTCGCCTCGCCGAACCGGCGCAGGCTGTTCTGCACGTTCTTCAGCGCGGCGCTGAGCTCAACTTTGAACTGGCTAAAGGCCCAGCGTCCGCGTTCGGTGCGTGGCAGGCCGTGCGGCCACGCCAGTGGATAAGCGCTGCTCATAGTCCGAAACCTCTCGCAATGTCGGCAAGGGCGAGCATGCCGAGCCCGACGGCGACCAGGAGCGCGATGCCCTGGCCCGCGTGCTGGGCAGCCGCGATGAAATGACCGAATTCGATCGCGCCGGCCTCACGCTCTGCGTCGGGGTCGCCGATCTCGTCGGGAAGGATTTGCGGGATCATATCGCCGGTGCCTCTCCATGCCTGCCGCAGGGGCAGCGATCCGGTTCCGCGCCGTAGAGCGCGTCGAACCATGGCTTCATGCGGATGCGCCACGCCTTGGCCCATGCGAGACCTTCCTCGCGGCGTGCAGCGCGCTTCTTGCCGCTGCTGATCCGCGCCGCATCGAGGGCGGCGCGGCTGGCCGGTGTCGTTTTCCTGCTCATCTTGCTTTCACCCACACAATGTCGCCCGCAGGCGCGATGATCTTGGCGCGGGCACCGTCGCGGGTGGCCGCAAGTTGAGGGCACAGGAGGTGCCGGACCTTCGCCGGCATCATCCAATTGACCCGGTCCGTGATCTGAAGCGGCACCTGGCACCGCTTCAGCTTGTCGAGGTCGCGCCCGATCCGCTCGGCCGTGGCGAGTTGCTGCTCGGTCCAGATCGAGCCCTTGGCCGGCGTGCCGTGCCACGGGTCGGGATCGGACGGCGCGATGCGCCTGCCCTGCTGCAGCGCATGCTTGATGCGCTCGCTGCTGGTCCGGTCCGTCACTGCACCAACGCCGACAGGATAGCCGCGGCGATGCCGAGCAGGACAAGCAGCGCCTCGAAGGCATTGCCGATCCAGGCACCGCGACCGCCGGGGCGCGGCGCGCTCAAAACGAATTCTCCCACCGGAACCGGCTGGGCCAGGCGCGCCAGAGCTGCTCGCAGAATTCCCGCGCGCTGAAGCGATACTTGATCTGGAATTTGGGCCAGCCAAGCACAGATGTCTGCTCGTCGTGGTGGCCGTCGCACATCGGCAGCGACCATTTGTCGGCGACCTTGGTCGCCATGCCCTTGTCGCCGGCCTCGTCCCAATGGCAGGCGCGCACCTTGCCCATGCATTCCCCGGTATGTTCGAGGATGCACGGGCGTTGCCGGACATAGGCGAGGAAGCCTGGCGCCGATTTCTCGGCGGGACGGCCAGCGTTCTGATGGCGGCGCTTCGTGGAGAGGCGCGCCACCGGTGCGGGGGAGAGGCGCCCGAACATTACACCAGCGCCTTGATAGCAGCGGCGAACGCCTTGGCGCGCGCGTCGGTGCGGCTCGAACGATCCCAATGCGCGAGCGCCTGTTTCGCGGTCCATGGGCCGCGACAGCCAGCAAGGAACTGGCCGGTGTCGGTCTGCACAAGGACATAGCCATCCTTCGCGCAGGCGGCGATCGCGCGCCGGCGGGTCGCCTCGCCCTGCTGCTGCCACCAAGCGGTGGGGAACTGCAGATGATGATCTCCCCTCAGATAGAGGGAGCCTCCGACCGTGAGGTTGTCGGGCAGGGCGGTGATCGCCGTGCCGCTCAGATCGAGGGAGCCTCCGACCGTGAGGTTGTCGGGCAGGGCGGT